GGCTTGAACGGCCCAAAAGTCACCTATTTTTTATTTTTTGAAAAATCGGTGTTTCGTTTCGTTTAAAGCTAAATAGGAGAAACCAGATGGAATACAAATCACACGTAGAGCCAAAAGCGTACGCATCAGGGGTGCCAGTTTACTGTGCACATGACGAAATCGTACCAGTCGAAAAAGTGATAGCGAATCCGAAAAACCCAAACACGCATCCAGACGGACAGATCGAAGTCCTATCTAGAATTATTCAGTCAACAGGATGGAGACAGCCAATCACTGTCTCGGCTAGATCAGGATTCATAGTAAAAGGCCACGGACGACTCATGGCTGCGATTAAAGCAGGGCTAACAGAAGTCCCTGTAGATTACCAGAACTACACAAACGAAGCTGAGGAATACGCTGATCTGGTAGCAGATAACAGAATCCAGGAATTCTCTGTTATTGATCAGGAACTACTCGCAGACATCTTAGCCAGTATCGATGACAGCGATGTACCAATCGAGCTGACAGGTTATACAGAAGATGAATCGAACGAGATCCAGGAAGCAATCAACAACGTACTGAGTGACAAAGAAAACCTCAGCAATATCGAAGAAGATGAATATGAAGATGACGAAGAACACGAAACATTCTCGCAGACACACGACATCTGGATCCTTGGTAACCATAGACTTATGGTCGGAGATTCCACAAGCAAAGATGACATCGAGCGTTTAACTAACGGAAACGAGATCGACCTAGTGGTGACTGATCCGCCATACAACGTAGACATCACCGGAGGCGGAGACAAAAAACTAAAGATCGCAAATGACAACATGGAAAATGATGAATTTCAAAAATTCCTAGAGAACGAGTTCAACGCGATGGCTTCGCAACTCAAGCGGGGGGGAGCTATTACGTATGGTACGCATCGAGAACACATGTAAACTTCGAGACAGCACTCAATGCTGCAGGTTTACAAGTAAGAGAACAGCTAATCTGGTATAAGAATACATTTACGCTTGGACGACAGGACTACCAGTGGATCCATGAGCCATGCCTATACGGGTGGAAAGAAGGCGGTCCGCATTACTTCATTGATAACAGAACGCTCGCCACGGTTCAAAACCTAAGAGAGATGAAGGATGTATCTCAGATGACCAAGCCGGAGCTAGTACAGGCTCTAAATGAGATATTGGATACACCGACAACAATTATCGAGGAGAACAAACCAACGCGCAACGAGCTACATCCAACAATGAAACCAGTGAAGCTAATCGCTACGCTAGTACGCAACAGCTCGAAACCAGGATGGAATGTTATGGATCCGTTCGGAGGTTCAGGCACAACACTAATCGCGTGTCAGCATATGGACAGAAGATGCTTCATGATGGAATACGATCCATACTATGCAGACGCAATCGTAAGAAGATACGCAAATCTAGTCGAATCAACAGATAACATCAAGTTGATCAGGGATGACAAAGAAATCCCATACAACGAATTTAAAAAGATTTTTGAATAAAGTGAGGTGAGAGCATGGCTCAAAATTTAGTGGACACAGAGCAGATGGCAAAAGTCTTTGATTTAACAACAAGACGAATCCAACAGTTAGCTAAAGAAGGAATACTAAAGCCAGCCATGACAAACCCTTACAAGTTCGATTTTTTACCGACAATCAGATCATACGTAAAATACTTAAGCGATAAAGTTCAAGGCAAAGGTGGAGATGCGCCAGACACAAAAGATTCTAAAGCAAAGAAGCTGAATGCAGAAGCAAGGCTCAAAGAGTCACAAGCAGCCATATATGAAATTAAGCTAAAAGAAATCAAAGGAGAAGTACATCTGAGTGAAGACGTGGAAGCAATGACAAATGATCTTGTTTATTCTATTCGTTCGATGATTCTCGCACTTCCTGGGCGATTGGCTATGGACGTAGCAAGAAACAACAACGCAAATGAGTGCTCAACACTCATCAGAAACGAATGCTATAAAATCCTGGAGGAACTATCGAACTATCAATACGATCCAGAAAAATATGAGGCTCGCATGAAAGAAAGAGAAGGACTCACGGATGTCGAAGCTGACAACCAAGGGGAACGCCAAAAAGCTGAATAGAACTATCAGCAAGGCGATAAAGAACTTCAAACCTCCAGAAAATCTCACAGTAGATCAGTGGGCTGATAAGTATAGACGACTCTCTCCGGAAAACTCTGCAGAAGCAGGACCATGGAGAACTTCTAGAACTCCGTACTTATACGAACCTATGAAGGCATTCACGGATCCAAAAGTGAATCATATTGTGATGGTAGCAGCATCGCAGGTCGGAAAATCCGAGCTGGAACTAAACATCATCGGATACATCATAGATCAGGATCCAGGCTCAATCCTTTACATTCATCCATCACTGGACGACGCGCGTAAATTTTCAAGGCTAAGAATTACACCGATGATACGTGATTCAAAGAAACTTAGTGAGAAAGTATCAGACGTTAAACTAGGGAGAAAAGCAACAGACACGATGCTGCAAAAATCATTTCCAGGAGGAATGCTCACGATAGCGGGCTCAAACAGCGCCTCTGCCCTAGCGTCAACACCGGCGAGATACATCATCGGTGACGAACGAGATCGATGGGCAGTCAGCGCCGGCAATGAAGGTGATCCATGGAAGCTGGCAGAAGCAAGACAGGCGACATTCTATAACCGAAAGGCAGTCGAAGTCTCAACGCCAACTATCAAAGGAGCTTCAAATATTGAGGCCTCATTTTATCTCGGAACACAGGAAAGATGGTGCCACAAATGCCCGGAGTGCGGAGAGTACGCGGAGATAGTATTCGACAATATACACTTCAATAGCACAGTAAAAAAAGTCGGAATTAAAAAAATCTATTCAGTTAAGGGAGACATCACATACACATGCCCAAACTGTGGGTGCATCATTCCTGAATCTAGAATGAGAACCCAGCCAGCTAAATGGGTAGCAGAAAACCCAGAAGCGTATGACAAAGGATGCAGATCATTCTGGCTAAATGCCTTCTCTTCACCATGGACACCATGGGAAAAGATCGTCCTCGGATTTTTAGAAGCCAAGCATGATCCTCAAAAGTTAAAGGTTGTTTATAATACCTTATTCGGTCAGCTTTGGGAGGACCGCGGAGATTTAGAAGATGAAGACACAATGCTGGCAAGACGAGAAGAGTATGGACTCTCGCCAAGCAAAGTACCTATAGATCTACCAGAAGGAGTGCTCGTGTTGACATGCGGTGTTGATACGCAGGATAACCGCCTGGAATACGAGGTCGTCGGGCATGGCCAATACGGTGAAACCTGGGGAATCAAGAAAGGAATCATCATGGGAAGACCTGATACGCAAGAGGTATGGTCCCAATTAGATGATGTAATAGATCATGTTTATTTATATGCAGATGGCAAAGGCCTAAGAATTTCAATGACGTTCGTGGATTCCGGTGGACATTTTACAACAGAGGTCTACAAGGAATGCAGACGCAGAAAAAATAAAAGAGTGTTCGCAATAAAAGGTAAAGGTGGAGAATCCATACCATTTATTTCACCACCACGAAAAGTACCTATTGAGGGCAATAAGAAATTCACAACATGGTTATACACGATAGGAGTAGACGCAGGAAAAGAAAATATCATGTCTTCATTAAAAGTTCAGGAAGCAGGGCCAAAATTCTGCCATTTTCCAAAAGATGAAGGGAAAGGATATGATGCAAACTTTTTTACAGGTTTACTATCCGAAAGGCTGGAGCTCACCAACACAAGACGTGGAAATGTGTGGGCGTGGGTAAAAATTCCAGGACACGAAAGGAACGAAGCACTAGACTGTCGGAATTATGCAATGGCAGCGTTTAGGGTTTTGAATCCAGATATGCAGGCAGTCGAACGAAGACTAAGACAGGCCGGCGCAACAAAAAAAGCAGCACCAGCAAAGAAAAAGAAATCACGAAGTAAAACGTCAAATAGTGCGTTTGATTCGTGGTAATTAGGAGGCTATCCCGTGAAAAGAACAAAGCAAGAAATAAAAAGAGAGCTGGATAGAACAATAAGAAGACTTGATTATTTTTATGATTTAGAACAGAAACTGCTCGAAAGCGGTGGAGTACAGTCATACACGATTGGATCCAGATCGCTAAGCAAATATAGCCTTGCAGAGGTTGAAAATGAGATCGAAAAATTGGAAAAACGCAAAAAAGATCTTGAGAACGAGCTCGCAGGCAGAAAGAAAAGACGAGCACTAGGTGTTATACCTCGTGACTGGTAAAAATTAAATATTAGCAGTTAGGAGGTGAAAATATGGATAAAACAGAAAAAAAGCAACAAAAGCAGCAAAAAGCAGAGAATAAGTCTCAAAAATCGACATTTTATACGCAAAAATCGTTTAAAACCGCACAAAACCGAAGAATAAATCCACAAAATAAAGGGTATTCAGAAGCAGGTGCAAGCTACCAAAAGAAGGCTTTAAAAGGATTTCGAGCATTATCAGGAAGCCCTGTGGAAGATATCGACTTCAATAATGCAACATTAAGAAACAGATCCAGAGTGCTAAGCATGGCATCGCCGGTCGCGTCATCAGCAATAAAAACAAACAGAACGAATGTGGTCGGGCTGGGGTTAAAAATGAACTGCAGAATCGACAGGAACACACTAGGTATGACAAGTGAACAGGCTGACGAATTCCAGCAAAACGTAGAGCGCGAGTGGGAGCTCTGGGCAAAGAACCCGAGAATGTGCGATGCGACAGGAATGAACAGTTTCTACGCGATGCAAAGACTCGCTCTTATTTCGTGGCTTTCAAGTGGTGATGTCTTCGCAGTTATTCAGCAGGCAAAAGCAACAGCAATGCTACCGTACTCAACAAGAATTATGCTGGTGGAAGCAGATCGCTGTGCAACGCCACAAGACAACACGATAAAGAACGCTCCTATTTATACAACCGGTATCAACGAGAAAAACGGAAACAAGATCTACGACGGGGTAGAAGTCAATAAGAATGGATTAATCGTAGCGTACCATTTCAGAAACACATATCCATACGAATATGGGACAACAGACACCCTGAAATGGGTACGAGTAAAAGCCTACGATGAAAAGACGAATCTTTATAACGTTATTCAAATCAAGGACGACGAACGATGCTCACAGTATCGAGGAGTCCCATATCTGGCACCGGTCATCGAGCAGTTACTACAGCTTAGAAGATACACAGAAAGTGAACTCATGGCGGCAGTTATTGAGTCATTCTTCACAGCATTTATAAAAACAACTGCAGACACAGACGAGAACCCATTCAATGAAACAGATCCAATCGCACCTGGAGAGGAATACGAGAGAGGCGAAAACGACTATAACTTAGGTCCGGCAACAATTAACGTTATGGAGCCGGGAGAAGATGTCACATTCGCTAATCCAACAAGACCAGCTGGAGGATTTGATGGATTCGTAAACGCTATCGCAAATCAGATCGGCGCAGCTTTGGAAATTCCAAAAGATTTATTACTAAAGGAATTCAACGCGTCATACTCAGCATCAAGAGCTGCACTTCTTGAAGCGTGGAAAGCATTCAAAATGCGAAGAGAGATCCTGATCGAGAAATTCTGCGAACCTGCATATGCGGTATGGTTTGCAGAAGCAGTAGCGAGAGGACGAATCAAAGCACCTGGATTCTTTACGAATCCAAGAATGAGAGCTGCTTATTTAGGAACTGAATGGGTAGGTCCATCACAGGGACAGCTAGATCCTGTTAAAGAAGTTACAGCTGAAACGCTGGCAATTGCGGAAGGATTCTCAACACATGAGCAGTCGACTGCAAAACTTACAGGAAATCAGTGGTCTCGAAATATTGAACAGCTCAAAAAAGAAAGAGCGATGCTGGGTGGACTTCCACCTGATCCACATCAAAGCGGATCAACATCAGCACCAGAACCAAGCCAAGACGAAGACGATGATGATGGCCAGGGAGGAAACCCGATGGAGAACATGATCAGAAAAATCGTAGTGGATGAGTTCAGAAATGCACTGGAGGAATTCAAAAATGGCAAAGACTGAAAAATTTAAAAAGTTCTGGAACGTTGCATCGACTGACGGAGAAACAGGCGACCTTAATCTATACGGAGAAATCAGATCAAAACATCCAACTGACTGGTTCGGAGATAAGATCGAAGGCGACTACATCACACCGCAGGGATTCAGAGAGGACATGGAAGCTCTCGCTGACAAAAAGAAAATCAACGTTCATATCAACTCAGTAGGTGGGGATCTTTACACAGGTATCGCTATTCATAACGTGCTAAAGGGAATGGATAAAGAAATTAATGTCATCGTTGAAGGAATCGCGGCAAGCGCTGCATCCGTAATCGCAATGGCCGGAGATACAATCCAGATGTATCCAGGAGCACTTATGATGATTCATGGGGTTAGTACCATGGTATGGGATTACATGAATCTGGAAGATATCGACAAATTACGTAACGCCGTGCAAGCGATGAACGATGCGATCACAAACATCTATCACGAAAGAACTGGAATCGAAAAAGCTGAAATTAGTGAAATGATTAAAGCGGAAACATGGATGACAGGCGAAGATGCAGTGGATAGAGGATTTGCAGACGAATCACTACCAGATGATGAAAATGATGATGTGGTCGCAATGGTGAACATGGGAATCAGCCCAGACAAAAAATTTATTTTTGTTAATAAGGCACAGCTACCAACAGACGGTATGAAACACATTCCAACGTACATACCCACCGTAATAAACAAAGCTAATCCTGTCAAAAAGACAGCTAGCAATAAATCAAAAGCACAGAAACAGGTGCAGAAAGGAGCAGTCAATTCTATGAATATCGAAGAATTAACAAAACAGTATCCTGATCTAGTAGCACAGATTGTGCAGGAAGCACAGAATGCAGCTACAGCAGAAATGCAGAACAAGATCAGTGATGCGGTAAATGCCGAAAGAAACAGAATCAAAGACATTGATGCAATCGCTGCATCTATTCCAGATTCAAACATGGTGAACGAAGCTAAATACGGAGAAAATGCAATGGATGCAAAAACTTTATGCTTTGAAGCCATGAAAAAAGGTGCGCAGGAAGGTACTAACTTCTTGATGAACCTTGAAAAAGGCGCAGAAGAATCAGGCGCAAACGCAGTCAACTCTGTATCTTCAACAGGAGAACCAGAAGCAGACGAAGTAGCAGCAGCAATCAACGCTGTAAAAATTGCACTAGGAGGTAAATAACTATGGCAGTAATTAATGATGAATTCTATGAACAGCCAGTCGAAAACTTAGTAGCATCAACTAATCCACAGTTAGAAGCATTCACAATTCAGTTGACAGCTGGAAAAGGATTATTAAAAAGAGGTTCTTTATTGACAAAAGAAGATGCAGGCTATGAAATCATCGCAGCGGCTACAACAGGCAAAGCAAACTGCGTACTCGCAGAAGATGTCGACACAGGCGATGATGAAGGCGATACAGTAACAGCAATCGCATACAGATCTGGACACTTCCAGGAAAACGGACTAATCGTATCTGACGGGTACGAAATCACAGATGCTGACAAAGAAAACCTTCGTGGTTTGGGAATCTTAGTCAGCGCAGCATTTTAAACTAGGAGGAAAGAAATATGCCAATCAATCCATATGACACAGCCATCTTATTAGCTTCAATCGAAGCACAGCCTCCAGTACACTCTTTTTTAAGAGACAGATACTTCCCAACAGGAAACGTCTTCTCAACAGAAAAAGTGTTTGTGGAATACAAAGATGGAAATAAAAAAATTGCTCCTTTTGTTTCACCAAGGGTGAACGGAGTCACAATGACAAGAGACGGATCAACACTACGTGAATTCCAGCCAGCTCACATCGCGCCTAAAAGAGAATTAACAGTTGACGACTTACAGAAGCGCGGATTTGGCGAGGCTTTATTTGGTAACTTAACACCAGAACAGAGAGCCCTAGCCATCACAACACAGGATATGATCGAATTACAGAAAATGATCAATATCCGAGAAGAAAAAATGGCTGCAGACGTTATCTTCACAAACAAGCTTACAATGCAGGAATACGGAACTGATCCAGAACATCCAGTAGAAAAAGAAGTGAGATTCTATACAGAAGCAACAAATCCAGCACAGTATACAATCTCAGCAGCTAATAAATGGGATACATCAGCAGCTAAAGGTCAGCAGATCATCAACGACTTACATGCAATGATCAAGATCCTAACTAAGAGAGGATTATCTGCGACAGAAGCGATCTGCTCGCCAGACGTTGCTGATGTAATCATCAACAACGAATACATCCAGAAGTTACTAGACAACAGACGTATCGAAATGGGTGGAATCAATCCTGAAGAATTACCTGCAGGCGTTGTGAAAGTTGCAAGATTAAACGTTAAAGGTCATTTAATCGATATCTTATCTTACGATGAAGAATACACTGACTTGGACGGAGCTACAAAAGCGTTTGTACCAGCCAAGACATTAGCAGTTGGAGCAGCAAACGCAGGTCAGACTGTATATGGTGCTATTACACAGCTAGAAGATGATAAACAGTTCCATACATACACAGGAGCAAGCGTGCCAAAAGTAGAAGCAGAAGGTAACGTAAGATCTGTAATCTTATCATCTGCGCCTTTGACAATCCCAACAAATAAAAATCCATTTGTTGTAGCTCAGGCGTTAGCATAAGAGGTCAATATGAAGATCAGAATTATAGCAGGGACAGTCGGATTTTATGATTCTAACGGATCCTATAAAATAGCCGACAGCTCCAGCGGAATCGTTGACGTGAGCGATGATCAGGCGCAGTCCTTCATCGATGAACACGTAGCGGAAATCGTAGGAGATAAGCCTGCATACGAAAAATCAGTAGAACCAGAACAGGAGCATGAAGCAGCCAGTGAAGCTCCTAAATCTGCAGAATCAGACAGCGTAGAAGATATGTCGTATAACGAACTACGCGCATACGCAAAGAAAAAAGGATACGACACAAAAGGATGTAAGACAAAGAATGACTACATCGAAAGAATCAAAGAATATGAAGATTATGAGGAAGCAGAATTCATTGATGAAGATCCAGACAATGAGCTTCCTGACTTCGATCCAGTCATTCCTGAATAGGAGGTAATAGCCATGATCAAAATGATCAAAGGAACTTACGGACTCGAAAGAAACGGAGTCGTGGAAGCCAAAACAAAAGACTCCGAGCCTTTCACTCTTTCAAAAGAAAGAGAGTCTGAGTTAATAGCTCTAGGGGTTGCAGAAAAAGTCGAAGACGAATACACAAAGATGAAAATGTCTGATTTACGAGATGAAGCAAAGAAGCAAGGCATCGATGTAAAAGGCATCAAGTCCAAGGAAGAGATCATCGAAAAGTTGAGAGATGAAAAAGAATGAGTTTCAAGGATGCAATAGATGCAGACATTGTGTCTGTGTTCTTGAATGAAATGGAATTTGCAGATACGCACAACGTTGAAGGAAAAGACATTGTGTGTGTGATCGATTCAGACAACATGGTGAAGATCAAGAACAGTATGTACCTGGGAGAAACCCAGGCGGACCTGTTGCTCTTTGCTAAGCAGGAAGACCTGCCTAAAAATATAAAAATAGGTAGATACCTAAGCGTGGACGCAAAGCAGATGATCGTAATCAGCTCAAAGAAGGACATGGGAATGGTGACTCTAGGCCTAGCCCAGAACATCAGCGCATAACCTATGACAGTAGTCGAAGAAATCAATCGTATTTGTGATTGGTTAAATGAAAACGTATGTCCAAGCATTAGTCTGAAAGTTCCTGACGATTTCCAAAACGACGAAGGCATGACGGTGCAGGAAATGCATCCTCATGCGTTCCCATTATTCATTCCAGGCGAGGATAAACTCCCGCCCAGCATTCCAGCACCAATCCCATCCATCTGCGTACAGCTTATGAAAGGGAAAGACGATCTCACAGAATCAAAAAGAGAACTCGAAGTAAGGCTATGCATGAATAGCTGGAGTCCAGGAGACTACGGAGCAGAAACCGCACAGCTTATCGAAGACGATAAGTCTCTAGGCGGATATAGGTATCGCGTAGACCCAAACTCAAAGACATTCAACCGCAATGTGAACGGATGGGTGGAATCATACAATTTCCTAGACAAAATCCTAACAGCAGTTGAGGAAACAGAGTTCATTAATGGTTTACGACTAAAAAAAGAAGATCCTATTGAGTTCGGTCCATTCACAGAATCAGGAGAACTCGTAGACTATTACCCATATTGGCACAATTACATCAGTCTCAAATTTGAGGCAGGAAGAACAATCTCGCACAACAAGTCATACGCTGACTTGTTGAAGTAAAGGAGGAAAAGCACATGGCTTATAAACATGGCGTTTATGGAGTTATCGATGAATCGAGAGTCAGAAATGCAGTCCAAGCTAGCACTGTCGCAGCATATATCGGTACAGCTCCAGTCAATCTCATTAGAGGCTACGCTGAAAAAGGCTTAGTGAATAATCCTGTTATATTGACAAACAAATCAAATGCACAGGCTACAATCGGGTACTCCGATGACTGGTCTAAGTTCACTTTATGTGAAGCGATTGATGAACATTTCAATAATACAGTTCAAAACGTAGGCCCTATTTATATTATTAACGTTTTAGATCCTGACACACACAAATCAGCATCAAAAACAACAAAATCTCTTACTTTTGTAAACA